TCCCAATCTGACCAACTATCTATTGACACAGATCGGCTATCGACTAAATTAAGCGGCTGGGTTATTACTGATTTTATGTGGCGCTTTAATTGTTGACGTTTAACTGAGCCAGCATCTATGCCAGAGGCAAAATAATAAACTCCATCGGTATCTATGCCTCCATCACCAACATCAAAAAGAATAATGCTGTCAATATTGCCCCAAGAGTCAATGTTATTTGCGCCTTCAAGTTTTAAAATATTGCCAAGCTTAACTACATCCTCATAAACGCCTAAAAATAATGGGTTAGCCTGTATAGTTCCAACATTTGCAAAGGCTTGAGCGGTATCTCCAGCGTTGACAACACTGCTAGTATTAGATTGAGTGCCACTTGAGTCTGTTGCTCTTACAAGGTATGTCCCAGCCTGTAGTGGTAACACCGCAACTGTGGCGGTTCCGTTTAAAATGGAGTTGCCTACAGAAACCGATTCTGACCATCCTGCATTAGAAGTTAGAGATGAGTGGCGAACTTCAATGTAACCACCCAGCCGCACATCAATATCAATAGACTGATCCCAAGTTAATATTGTTAGGCTTGAGACATTTTGAGCCGAAAAATTAGTTAGTGCGCTAGGCTTTGCAGAAAGTCCAAATATCTCAATTAGTGATGTTTCTGAATAACCACTCTTTGCCCCGATTGCATTTAAAGACCTAATTCTAAAATAATATTTAGCGGGAGCTACATCAAAAATATCAATATCAGTGTTACTCACTGTTCCTGCGGTAATGTATTTAGACGAGCCTTCGGCTTTGTATTCGACCTCGTAACGATTTACAAAAGCATCATTAGCTGCTGACCAAGTTAGCTCAACTTTTGCCTTAACTCCTGCGCCATTTTTAGTAACATATAAAGATTCGCTGACGCTAGGCACTCCAGCCACTCCGACAGCAAATGGATTAGGCAAATTTGTACTTGGAATATCATCGGCTTCTGTCTTTTCAGACCACGGGTAAATGCTATCTTGATGCTCTGATAAAGAAAGATTTACTGTTCCATCTGGGTTTAAAGAAATCTTTTGAACCCTAAAAGTTTTTGCACTCCAAGCTGGAGTTGAATGAGTCACATCCACTATATCGCCAACTTCTACATTTAAGCCCTCGCTTGTGGTTTTAAAAATAGCAGAAAGCCCCTTCCTTGATCTTTTTAAAGCAATTGAGGCAATGTCTTGAGCGGTATATATATTAGTTGTTGTGGGTAAATCTATATTTTTTGTTAGTTCAACACCCCCATCCTCTGACAGATAGCCAGCCTCTTCTGAGCTTCCAGCTTTAGGGTATTCAATTTGATCCATTTGCCAGTTTGCATCTGGGTTAGGAAACGTAGCAATTATTCTATTAAATTTTGTTTTTTTGCTTTCACTGTTAATCCGTATGCCGCCAATAATATGCGATTGATTAAAGCTAAAAGTTGAATTACCAGTATCTTCTATGACTAAACTATACTGACCCTGCGTGTATGGCATTAAGCCTCGCATTCCCGACAATAAAACTTTTACATTGCTGATTAACGGCCTGTCTGTAGAGATAACAGCATTGCAAGAAAATATCTTTTGATTGCCACTTCCAGAATAAGATGAAACAAGAGAATCACATTTATTTGCCGCTGTTATAAATTTAGATTCGTTAATAGCTGAAACGGGCAGTCCTTTTCCATATCTAGCGTTAGTTAAATAATCTCTCAGGCATAAAGCTGGATTTGAGGAATTTGCCACGCTAGCTGTATTATTTGATCTTGGGTCGTAAACTTTTTTTCCTTGAACTACTGCATGAATAAGTGGGATTCCACCAAAAACATCTTGATCCCACTTAAACCGACAAGCAATATAAGCGACTCCAGAAAGCTTGTGAGCAGAAGTCCAGCCAATGCCAGCATTAACTAATGTTGAGTCAGCTTCTTGCCCGTCTGATCCTATGTATTTATTAATGGTTAATAAGCCTGAGAATTTAGAATCAGAGCTTAAAACATCATTAATATATATATCTCCAATGCTGTGAACTTCACCCTCACACAAGGTCATAACGATGTATAAATAAACATTATCAGCGCCGCTGGTAGCAACAAAAACACGAACACCGCCAATCTTTCTTTGACCATAAATGACAGGTATAGAGGCAATATTAGACTGAATGTTTAGCAAGGCTCCTCGATACTGTTCCTCGATAGTTTCCATGCTCAACTGATCTGGTACATCAACCACCCATGAGATCACATCAGAAATAGCATCAACTGTAACATCAATAATTGATTGACCAATGTTTCCAATCGTTCCAATTGGATCACTGAAAAAATCGCTAAACCAACCCATCTAAGCGATCCCCCATTTCAGATCTCTGACTGTGTTCGGAGCAAATTCAAAACCCCTATCACCAGAAAAGAACATGTTCTGACTGTTGTGATTAGTGCGCCTACCTGACTTTTTCTCAAAATCTGCCCAATGGCTTGAGGCTGTTATAATGACAGTAGATGTATCAACTGAATCGTTAATTGAGAAGCTTTGAATTCTTCCATCATAGATAAGAATTGGGCTTCCAATGATCGAATAATCATCATTTAATAACACGCGCTGAATAGTAATTTGACGATCAATGTAAGATTGGCTTAATAAAATAGATATGTATTCTTGAGCAACCCCAGACAAAGTTACACTTACAGAGCCAACTTGAACCTCACTAACTTCGGTTACGCTAGATATGCCTTTCAATGCGCTGCTGGAATTATAAGTAATGCCAGAATAAGAAATATTTATGGGGCTTTCTGTCAAATAAATGGCTGTTGAAAAATCTATTTTTACCAAATGGGCGGTAATAAATGAGTCCTTAGCAAGCTCTGCAATTGTGTCAGCGTTAATAGGTCTGCTCATGAAAGCGCCTCAATAAAGTCCACCTCATAAGAAAAAAACATACCCGCACCCAGCTTGTATCCTTGAATGTCGTTAGATAAACGAACAGTAAAAGGTACATTGTTATAAATGACAGTGTTAGAGCTTGAGACTGCGGCAATCAGTGGCGGGGTAAATGCCATTGCACCATTGCCAGCGCGATCAGCCGTTAGCATATAAACTTTGGAATGGCCTGAGAACTTAATCATATCACCTGCTTTGAAAGTCCCTGTAAGCCCCGCTATCGTAACTGACTCTAACCCTAGCGCTGTTGCTGCACACGTTACTGTGCCGCTTACTGAACCGCTGGGAGAGCTAATACCTGTAGGCACTATAGTGAACACGCCATGCCGCCCTTTTTGAGCAACAACAAAGCTGAATACAGGGTTAAATTCGGTTCTTTTCATGGGAGCGTATGAGGCTGTAAAAGACCATTTTTGGCCTCCTATTTTGCGCGATTGCTGCCGCCCACTTATTGACTCTGAAAAAAGAGTGGGGCTTTCAGACTGTAAATTTAATCCGTTAAATGCTGGGGATGTTGGGTAACTCATGCGAGGGCTGGCCTCCCTCTGTCATTGAGTGATTGGTTTATTAAGCCCATAAGAACTCCACGGCGGCTGGTCAATAGCTCATCAAATCCCTGCGTATCATTAGCTGAAATATTAATTACAAAGTTGGAGCCGCCTAGCTGGTCATTAGGAACCACATTTGCTGCTTGGTTAGGCACAATAAGCTCTGGCCCACGCTCACCTACAATGTATGGCGAACCCGCCGACATTGGGCCTCCCTTTTCTCTAAATTGAGTACCACGAATTGCAGAAACTTGAGCCATGCCATTAGCTAAAGCAAGGGCTGCAAACCCTAGATTAAGTGGGAATGGTGTTGATGCTAGAGCCGAGGAAACAGCCTTATAGGTGTTAACAATTGCATCCTTTAATGCAAACGCTTTATTTAGTGCAAACGCTTTTTGATAGTGACCGCCCAAAGTTTCAAGCGTTGTTCTTCCCTCATCTTTTAAATCGCCTATGTCTTTTTGTCGAGCGATCCGCATAATCTCAGCGCCACGAATTTGTGATTGAAACTGTATTCCGTAAGCCTTTGATCGTTCAGCCTGCATTTCTTGAGCGGCTAATTTTTCGGCTTTAGCTTCTCGACTTAAATAATCTTGGCGCAACTCACCCATTTTTCTTTGATGTGCAAATGCCAGATCATATTCCAGATGAAAAGCATTAGTCATTTCTGGACTTTTACTTGCTCCAACAACCTCATCAGAGGCTATATTAACCTCTTTCATTTTATTTAAGAGTTCGTTAATTTCTAAAACTGCTCCATTAGTATTGAAGTTTTTAAAAGGCTCTATATCTTTCAAATAATTACCAGAAGCAATTATTTTTCTAAGAACTAACTCCCTGTCATCTAATTTAGAATCTTCACCAAACATTTCAGAATCAAACGACTCAGAAAGTTTTTCTCTACTCTGTGCTATTTCTATTAATTCTATGTTTATAGCTTTTAATGTTTTTAAACCGCCCAAGCTAGAAGGTAAAAACTCTAATACTTTTTGTATTGAGCGACCCGCTCCTGTAGCAATTCTCGCTATACTATTTAGCATTGAGGTTGAGGCTTCAACTATTGCGCTAGCAGCTTCTAAAATGGTGATAGCTATGTTTTTAGAAAAAGCGGTAATACCGCCCTGCTTGTTTATTTTCATCTCCACAAAGGAGCGTACGGCTTCTGAGGCAGACTCAATAATTGGCGCGATTGAAGCAACAACTCTGTGAAAAACATTACCCAGATAATCAGTTAAACGAGCAATGGAATCGTTAGCGTTTTCGACCCCTTCAATAAGCTCCAAGCTCATAACTAAACCAAGCTCATCAGCTTCTTTTTTCATGGCCTCCATTGCGGTTTTGCCATCTTTAAGCATGTTGATAACTTTAGCGCCACGCGCACCAAACAGGTCGTACACAAAGCTTGCTCTGTCTGTTTCGTTGGTCATTGTTTCAAGAGCAGTGGCGGCTTGGCCTAGAACATCAGTCACACTCCGAGTTGATCCATCAATATTTGTTGAGGATATGCCGTAACGATCAAAAGCCTCTTTAGCTATGCCCGTTCCGCTTGCCACATCTGAAATGTTGATTGCCAATTTCTGCATGGCCTTATCTAACGACTTAGCTTCTAAGCCACCGATGCTAGCGGCGTGCCTTAAACGCTGTAATTCAGTAACCGATATTCCGATAGATCGACTAACCTTCGCCATGCTATCAGTAGCATCCATAGATTTTTTAATCAGGAAACCAATACCCGCTACGCCAGCCGCTAGACCAATAGCCGTTTTCATTGAAAAAGCAGCACGCGCTATGGATTTTAGACCAGCCGTAACCGCCCTAAACGCTTTCTTAGTATTATTGACAGCTTTGATCGTTATCTTAATATCTTTAGTTGCCATTCTTCATTTCCAAGTAAGCCGCCCAGAGCAGTATTTCATCAGTTTGTAAGACCATAATCTCCTCCAAACTTTTGTGGAGGTGATCCGCTAAAATCATAGCGAATCTTAGATCATGATCTTCTTTTAGTTTTTTGTTGCTTCCTCAACATCAGGATCATCACCGCCCATTTCAGAAACTACCCTGCTAATAATTTCTGGATCAAATCTAGTCATGATCTCAGTCATATTGGCCTTCTTAAATAGCTTCGTACCATCCTCATCTAACGCGCGTAGAATAAACGTCATAGCCACTGCTTCGGCCTGTTTGTTATCTGCGTGTAATTTTAGAACCTCACCTTGCTCTCTGAAATTCATGGAAGGTTTATAATAAATAATCGACGGCTTCCCATTTACTATCCATTCGGGAACATCTGCTTGTTTTAACTTGCCGCTCATTCGTTCTCTAAATTGAACTTTTGCCGCTTCTAACATTTCACTCATAAAAAATTCCCCGTTAATTAGTTCCCCGTTAAAAAATTCACTGGCAGAGCCACGGGGAGGGACTTTTTCAGCTTTCGCCTAGCCAGTGAAACCTATGAAACTGTCGCCCAAACAACTGCGCCAGAGCCAGTAAAGCTAAAGGTCTGCTCAACCATTCCATCAATTGAAGCGCTCAAACCAACCTCAGTAACAACCGCTGTTCCAGTAGCAAAGGTGTCTCCGTTAGTGTCTCCCTCTGGGAAAAGCGTTAGCACAACTGTGGCTCCAATAGTGACCGCATTTTGTCCGTTATCTCCCTCATCGAAAAACATCTCGCAAGAGCCAGAGAAGGAAGTTTGCCCCGCCTTATAGGTTTTAGAGGTGTCGTTTAAAGTGGTATCTTCAATGGTTCCTGCCGTTTCATTTAATGAATAACTACGGATTTCTCCAATAGTGACTCCACCAATTTTAACAAGACCCGCCGTAGCTGCATGATTAGCCATTTAGTTGGCCTCCTTAGTTTTAGTTACTTTCTTTGGTTTTGCGGTTGGTGCTTCATTACTCCAACCGCGATTTTTCATGGTCTGAATCTGCGAGGCGTGAACATCCACGCTAGCCTTATCCTTGTACATCAGCATTTTAAAATTCCTCTAGTTAGCCAGTGTTGATGGAGCGGCTGGATTTACTCTGTAAACACCATTAAGCGTTAAGGTTGCTACCGCTATGGGTTTGTCAGATTCGTTGCTGTATTCAATATTAGTATCTTCCAGCATGACCTCAACTAACTTTCCATTGAGCGTTTTATCAGCAAAAATGGCGGTCTCTACTTCGGCGCAGATAGTGTCTATTAAATCCTCCACTCCATTTTTAGTCTTAGCTCTTGCCTCAACTCTCAAAGTGAGGTTGTGCCATGTTCTAGTTGCGCTGCTCAAATCCTCGTTTACAGTGTCTTTGTCTGCGTAAACAGTCAGGCAGGGCAAGGAATCATGGTCAACATAAATACGGGTATCAAAAACTCTGCTGCCCGTTGTCGTTAATCCTGTCAAAGTAGTTACTAGCTGCTCTCTAACTTGTTGTCTTGCATGAGCCACTAGGATTGATCCTCTAAAACTAGCTCGACCATTCCAGTACCATCGACTTGAATACCGATCACATGGTAAGTAGTAGAGCCAATGACCACGGAAGCACCATGGCCCACTCCTTGAACATCTGCGTTAGCACACGCAAAAGTAGGATGAACGCCTTCAATGCCAGCGACCTCTATAAAAGCCTCATCTAAGATTCCACTGACCGATGAACCCGCGATTGTTGCGTTTATAGCAAAATCATCAGTATCAAGAAATTCAGAAAAATCCTCAGCAAATGCCATTTTTATTTACTCTTTTTCTTAGGCGCTTTTGGGGCTTCACTATAAGCTTCCGCTCTACCCATCTGTATTAGCACCCGTCCATCACTATCGCTCACCTCGGCAATAGCTCCCTTTAATAAATCTACACCGCTAGCAGCGGTTGAACTTAAAATTTTAATTTGCATAAAAACCTCGTCTAAGTGGGCGGGTTTGACCCCGCCCTATTTAAAGGATTAAGTGGTTATGAACCGCCTGAGCCTTTAGCAAATGACTGAGCGTGACGTACAGCAATATCAACATCTTGCAAACAAACTACGCGAACAGTGCCAGAAGCAGAGCCAGTAGAAGTATCCACGTTGATGTCTAGACCGCCCCACATGCCGATGATTAGATCAGCAAAGTTGCCAAACACAACTGTATTGGCGGTCATTTGGTTAGTTACTGCCATGTTGTAGCCGTTCACTTGACCATTTGCCATGACAAACTGACCAGAGCCAGAGTCTTTTGCCTTCTGCTTCATTGCGCCAGCCATTGCCGCCGTTGAAACATAGCCAAGAGAGCCGAACAAAGCGTTGTCGATAGACACTTGGGATTCAACATCAACCATCTCGCCAAAGGTCGGATTACCCGCCGCCGCAAAGGTTTTTGCGCCAATGCCAGTAGTTGCCAAGATTCCTGTAGGCTGGTTGCTTGAACCAGTTCCAGCAATCGCTGCCAAATCAATCGCCATAGCTAGGCGCATTGCTAAGTCATTGCGAACAAAACCCTCAATGTCAATTGAACTTTGTAGCAATAGCTTTCTAGAAATGTCAGAAAACGCACCAACTGTCTTAGGAGTCATTGTGACTTGATCAAATGCTGCTTGACTCTCAGTTACAGCCGCAGACTCAGCAACCCAGTAGGCTGTTGCTCCGCTGGTTTGACGAGGAATAGCTACATTGCCGTTTAGATCACGGAGCATGGTTGCGCCCATGCTAGAAATGACCATTGCATTCTCTAACGAATCAATAAATGAACTGGCTAGAAGATCGGTTGCAACAGTGTTGCCTCCAGCGGTTGCAGTGCCTACGTTCAGATCACGTTTTAAAACTTCACTCGGTACAAACAAACCTTGGGCTGTTCGGCCCATCTGATCTGCGGCTGCGCGAGAAGCTTCAAACTCAAACGCTGCATCTTCTTGAGCGCGGCGGTCACTAGGGTTAGCTAAAGCGTGAATTGCTTTCATAAAAGAAAAGTTACGAATTTCTTTGGCGCTTAAACCAATGTCATTATCTTTCTTTATTACTGGCTGGGCAGTTCCAATGGTGTCTAACAACTGAGCGCGAAAAGCGTCAACAGATTTACCATCATTGATAAACGTGCGAGCCATTTCTTTTTGATTGTGCAAGTTACCCGCTGCTTCAATGTTTTGAATGCGATCAACTTCTGAGCGGCGTGCCGCTTCTACTTCTGCCCGAACATCTACAGTCTGGGTTTCTACTACTGGCGTATCCATAATTGGTTCCTTAATTTCTTTAACTTCTTGAACTTCGATTAATGTTTTATGATTGCTGGAGGCGTTTCGGCCTACACCCACAGAAGCATCCGCTGGGATACTGACTATAGAGACCTCGTATGGCTCCCAATCTAAGGCTCGGTAAGATTCCTCACCCTCTTTTTCATCTTCCATCACCATTCGGTGAATGCGATAACCAACTGAAACGTGTTTACGGATACCATCCATTACGTCATTAAATATTTCCGTTGCGCGTGCGCTATTGCCAAAACGAACTGTGGCTCGACCTACCCGATCACCATCAACAGAAACAGATTCCACAACACCAACATGATCTGATGGGTCGTGATCTACTAAAACAGCCCCGCCACCATTTAGTCTGCCAAGACGAATAGCGTTGGGATTGTGGTCTAGTATTTCTCTTCCAAACCAGCGCTCAACAGGCTCCTCACTGGAAAAGGCTAGGTCTACTGTTCGCGTTTCCGCATCAACAGATTCCCTATTTAGATTAAAAGTGCGATATAAATCGCCCGTATTCATCTCATTCATCATTAGCCTCTTGATTGCTATTAATAATGTCATTAGTAGTTAGGCCAAAGCTTTCTAAAACTGCTAACTCAGCTTTACGCTCGGCGCATACGTCAATAAAATTCAAACCCGCTGCCGCTGTAATAGCAGTCAAGGTTCCCGTTCCCATCTCAACCATTAATTTGTTGGCTTGCTGATCTTTTAGCGGATCAACCCAAGCCCAGCCGCGAGGCTGCCAATTCACTTTGGTAAACTTTTTAAACTTCTTTTCTGGTAATTTAAGCGCTTGAGTTCTTAGCGATTGAGATAACCACGCTTGATAAACAGGCCGATGTAATTGTTCAGCGACCCACTTTTGCAGTATTCGCCAATGTTCGCGTTCTTCTAAAACACCACTGCGGATAGAGCTAAAGTTTACGCCTTCAAGGTCATTTGCTAGGCCGTTGTAAGCCACGTTAAGCCCACTGGACGCGCCTCTCAACACAGTCTTGATAAACGCTTGATAGGATGAGTTGGGGTGGCTAGGGTCGAAAGTCTCAACGCTCATACCTGCTGGAAGTTGTTCAAAGACCCCAGGTTCCATATCAGTTAAAAGGTTCCCTGATTCATCCTCTTCACCCACATAAGAATCAGAGTCAGGAGAAGTGTAGAAGCCCATTTTACTTGCGCCAATGCGTGCAGCAATTAGCTCGGCCTCTTCATAGCCAGCAATCATATTTAAACGCTTCATAGCGGTATTCATCCAAGGGATGCCGCGCATTTGGCTTGGTCGTTCTGCTATAAATAAGTGGCAAATATCGGTCGCAGGAACGCGGTTGTATTTTCGGCCTTTGTAATTAACAGAGGTTTCATTAGGGTGGTCAGTCAAAAGATGGTAGGCCACTGGCGCATCCCACTCATTAACTTCAACCGACATAATTATTCGATTTCCATTAGCTAAAGTTAGGTTAAAATCCTCGTCTAAATGATCTGCTTCAATGATCTGAACAGCAAAACCAAAGTCATTATCAAAATTACGAACCTTAACCACTAAAACTTCACCATCTCTAGCACAACTTTCAATAACTAGCCGTTGTATGTCCACCCAAGATAATCGACCCGTAACTGAGCAGTTCTCAGGCAAGCTCCATTCACGAAACGCCTCCTCAATGGTGTCGTTATCTTGCTTGTCAAGAGAACCATCCTCTCTTACTGAACGCGCTTGAAGTTGAATTCCATGAACGCCAACAACATTGGCTTTAACCATCTTTAAAAATTTAGAGGCGTAATCATTATCCATTGCAAGCTGTCGTGATCTAGCTCGCATAACTCGCAAGCTAACTTCTAGCTCACCATTAGCTGTTAGTCTGGAGCCTTTAAAATCTTGGGTAAGACGATCAATAACGCTAGAGCCATATCTACGAAAAGATGTTTTACGTTTTTTACCAGTAGGCTTTTCTGGCTCGCTGCTCTTATCCAAAAAGCTCAAAATCCCCATTTAAACAAACCTCGCTTTAATTGTTCCAGATTGGCCTAGACCAGCTTTAATGCGCTCCATGCGAACTTCTTTTACATATTTCGCGGCGTATTGGTCTCGCCAAACCATAAGGTCGGGAATTGGAATTCTAGTGATTGATCGTCCTGCAATGGAGTAGCCCATTTGATCTTTGGTTGCTCTTCCAGCAAGCAGAGCGTCAATAGCATCTAGCATCGCTTTATTGTTAGAGCGAGGGTCGGTTGTTGCAGTGGCTTTATTCGGTTGAATAATAAATGCGCCCGAATCTAGGGTAATGCGCTCATTATCAGAAGTGCGCTTAATGTACATTTGCCAGTGGTAACGCCCAGCGCTGTAGTTCGCTGTCGTAGAGGCAGGGATAATAATTTGATAGGCAGAGCCAGATTCGGAAGCTGTCAAGCTTATTGATGTTGTTCCCGCGCCTTCTTTTCTAGCACTATAACTCAGGGAATAAGAGGCTGGAGGGTAATCGCCACCAAGGTCAACTCTAGTCCAAGCCACTCTATCCCCTGCCGTAAATGACAAAGGTTCTGTGGTCGTGAAGCTAGATGTGT